TCTTCTTTGACCGATCACTATACCACCGCATATTCATGTGGTGGCATTTGCACTTAGGAACAACCCTAGTTTTGATTGGCTCAAGATTTACAAGACCATCCTTATCAAAAGGAGGTTGGAAATCAGATGGATCAATATAAATAATAGTTTCGTACGGATTCCAGTTCATGACGACCACTCTAGCACATCTGAACATGCACATCTAGAACTGTGTTTAACTGTTCGAATACTACTAATATGACAAAAGTAAGTAAGAAATACCATAATAATACTTTCTTATTAGTTGTACTCTATGAACAGTGAGCATATTAACTACACAACGCCCTAGAAGAAGTTTGATTCAGGGTCGAATGATGGTCTGCCCTCGTTGTAAGAAGGAGCATGACCTATTGCTGTATGTCCCTCTACGAATGATTGAAGAATTTGAGCAAGAAACTACGCCGGTTTACAAGTGTCCGAGTTGTAGGTGGATCTTTGCCCCGGCAGATCGAATCATACAGCAAGTTCTCATTGGAATGTCTGTAGATAGCGGAAAGGAACAAGTCGAATGACTGCGGTAGCTGAGGAATTTCTAACTGAGGAAGAATTCGAGCAATATATTTCTATTGCTTTTGCTAACGGTTTCTCTAAAGGTACAGCAAATGTTTCGCCTGCTGATATGAAGAGACTTAGACCTATACTTGATAAGTATCGAAAGAATCCTCATCCTTTTAGAGCGTGCGTCAAAGATAATAGAAAAAGATTTGGTCCTAATGTAAATAAGTTCTGCGCCGTTATCAAGGATCTTATTGAAGGAACCACCGCATGGCGTGGAAAGAAGAAGGGATTGAGCGATTCTGCTCTCAACGAATTGTTCGGACTTGATGTTGATTATTCAGATGTTCTCTTCTTCTCTGAAATAACAGACGAGGAGGTTGAAGAGATTTTGTCTGATAATGAAACACAAGACGACATTGAGTTCGCCGCTGGCGATGTTGCTTGGGATCCGGATGGGGGTCTAGTTGCGACTCGTCAAAAGATCGAGGCAGCACTAAATGGAGGATCCGGATCCCTTGATACTGGTATGGGATTTTGGGTCAGCGATTTGAACAAGGACAAGGCTTTAGTCTGCGAGGGCGGACAAGCCTATTTCGTAGTACCTTATAAAGTAAATAAAGGAACTGTTGAAGTATCCGAAGAAACAGATTGGGTTCCAGTAACTCAAGCATGGGTTGAGGAAAACGTCAAGTTCGCAGCAGAATCAGATTTTCTAGCAGAAGTATTTCTTGATGCAGGACCAGCAATTTCTGCAAAGCCTGACGATAAGGGTTATATCTGGAAAACAGTTTTGAGAGAAGGCAAGTGGAATGTTTCTCCTGGATCTGACGGCAAATCACAATCCAAGCCACTTGTAATTGTTAAGGAAGGTAAGACAGACAGAGCCAAGGGTGTAATTTCTATGCAGGAGTTGAAGGAAAACTTCGATGCAGGTGCTGTCGAGCATGTAACTATTCCTACTTCTCATGCGGATAAAGTAACAGAAAATACAGGTTTCATCCGAGGCTTGAGATTTGGGAAGGATGACAAAGGGAGAGCAATTCTGGAAGCAGCTATGGACTTCACAGAGCCGGACGTGAAGGGCAAGGCTGAACGAGGAACCATTGCTAACACAAGCGCGGGAATTCTCTTCGATTATGTAAGCAAGGAAGCGGGAAAGAAATATCGCGCTGTCCTCAAGCACGCCGCTCTAACTAATAGTCCGTGGCTGAACGGCATGAAGCCATTCGGCGTAAATGCCTCTGAGAACATACACATCTACGCATTCTCAGAGGAAACAACTGATGATCCAAGTGATCAAGGAGGTGGAAAGATGAGCGTAGTTGAATTTGACCTCAGCGAACTTGGGTTCTCAAGCGCCGAGGAACTAAAGGCAGAACTGGATCGTGGTCGCAAGGCCGCAGCCGATAACAGGAAGCGAGAAATTGAAGATCGCTGCAAGACCTGGCAAGAGGAAGGCAAGGCACCGGCTCTAGTTTTAGCTGCAAAAGAATTGATGATGGCTGATACCGGAAGGGACGTTCTCAATCTGTCGGAAGACGGAGTAGAGAAGAATCTTACGACAACAGACATTGTTGAGCGTCTCGTCGGAGTAGCACCAGCAGTCAAGCTGGCAGAAGATCCAGTTAATGACAAGGATCTTTCTGGTGATGCACCAGACGATGAAGGTAATGATCAGAAAGAGGCAGCACTATCTCAGGAAGAGAAGCGGATTTACACTTATCTGTACTTCAATGAGGGAATGTCTCAAGAGCAGGCTCTTACAGAAGCGAAGAGACGCGCTTCAAAGGGCAACGAATAAGGGGGTGAGTCAGAATGTTTAAAGTAACTAGATCAACCACCACACCCGATCAGAAAGAAATTCTCAAGTACCCTCAGGCTCCACACGCTAAGTCTGTTGTACTAGATGCTCAGCGATTTACATTCGCTGACGATGGTTTGCGACATATTGTTCCGGCAGGAACAATCCTCAAGCTTAATGCAACAGGTGTTACGACTTGGTATGAGGAATACAAGGGATCGGGAACAATTCAGGGAATTCTGGCTCACGAAGTTGATATCGCTGCTTCTTCAACAGCGGGCGCAGAGCCAGTAGCCATGTATTGGGCATATGCGATCTTCGCTACTACATCAATTGTCGGATTCACGCAGTACGCATCTGCGTTGGTATCCGCTCTACCAACATGCAAGTTTGAATAAGGAGGTGAAAAACCATGACAGCACTACCTAACTTTGACGTTTGGGATCAGGCTACTCTGACCGACGTAATCACCAAGCCGATGCCAGGTTCAGTTGGCTTCGGGACAACAGGTGATTCGCTTGGAAACAGAATTGCTCCATTGGTACCTCACCCTTCTAGACTTGCGAAGGTAAGAGTAACCGAAATGCAGGCTGTTAATCAGCTAGCTCAGCTACGTGCTCCTAATGCGGATCCAATGCTCGTTAGCTTCAAGGGCGAGCAGTACCTCGAGGAGATTCTAGAGATGGTTCTTCTGGACGAGATGCACAGAATCATGGAAGAGGATTACATGAAGCTTAGCTCTCCAGATGAAAATATTGCTCGCTCAGCGGGTAAATCAATCATCGATAGAGGTAATGAACTTCGTATCAGAAATGAAAAGCGAACTGAGTGGATGAGATGGCAGGCGTTCCAGGGTGAAATGACACTTACTTACCCAACTGGATCACCTATCTACATTAACTATGGTTTGCCTGCTGGACACAAGCCAACCGTCACTACACTGTGGTCAAACACAACAACAGCAGATCCGATTGCTGATATCGAGGCATGGAGCAACAAGCTTGCCGACGATTCAGGATTCCCTGCAAAGTTCTTGCACATGACCAGCAAGACGTATCGTTATCTTGTAGAGAACAAGGCCATTAGAGACTCAATCAACTTCAATTCTCCACAGGCTGCAAATCTTTTGCGACCTAGAAGAACTGATATCGATGAGCTTATGACAATCTTCTCGCAGGATGTTGAAATTGTTATTTACGACGATGGATACCGCGACGAGACTTCTAGTGGTTATGGTTACACATCATTGAACAGATACCTTCCTGACGGAAAGGTTCTTGTTACAACTGATTATGTCCTTAACGGCGTCCGCATTGCAGACGTACTCGATGGACAGGTAACCGTATCTGCTGGATTCGACAACCTCGCAGTTAAGCAGGGTGAACAGGCATCGGTAATGGTCGATCACCGCAGCCACACTTACTTCTTGCGATATGCATCTGCACGTATTCCACGTCTGTTGATCCCTGAGGCGTTCCTATGGGCAACGGTAGCTTAAGGAGGAATCATGGGTAAAGTCGTATTAGCAACTAATGATCTAAGCATTCATGAGGCAATGGGTGAGGATCGCCAGGTCGGCCGAGTTCTCGGCGCTGGCGAAACTTTCCCTTACGATCAGCTTTCTTCTGATCTTAAGAAGAGACTTGATGATGGGGAGAATATTCCAGGACTCGAAGTGCTTAATGAAG